CGCTGCCAAGTTCTAAAAAAGAAACTCACTTGGTCTTAGGAGTGGTGGTACCTCTACCAGAATTATTATTCGGGTCCACCTTCATGAGAGCCAACAAGACTCGAATATCTTCGAGTTCTCTTTTGATCTTCTCTCCCTCCTTTCGCATTGTGCTAATCTCCAAAGCTTTGTTGGTGCTCTCTTGAACACAGGCTACCTTGGACTTCTTCTTTGCCATACCAATTCCTCCAGTTTTTATCGCAGTCATCTGGAAGGAATGGAAACGAGTGTGGTCTGTATCCCAACTATCCGTTCCTGTAACAGCCCACTCAATATAATCTCCTGGTGATGTAACAAGAAACTCAGTCAACTCCATTTTATAATCAAACGTCGAACTAGGAGTATTCTCAACCGACAAAACGTTATAAACAAGATCGGCGCTTTTGTCAGTGTAACTACCAGTATCCCACAAATTGGCATTTACTCCAAGATCTCCAGGATCATGCTGAACCCTTCCTGATATATGTATCAGGTACACTCCGCCAGACAAAAAGGTCAAACGACTTCGTGTCGAATTTATAGTGTCATTGACAGCAGTAAGAGTCACCAAAGATATTCCATTTAACTGGCACAAACTCTGTGGTCCTGGATTAGCATCATCGATTGATGTTACTGGCAGTCCATCATTAGAAGCATTATGTGTTAAACTTGCCGAAAAACCATGAGATGAAGATGACGATTCTAGCAATGGTTGGTAAAACTTAATTACATACCTGACAATCAAGTTTCCAAGAGCAAGATTAGCCGCCAAATTGGTACCAGCCACAACAAAGACATTTCCATAAGATGAAAATCTCTCAGAATCTGAGAAGCTAGTAAACATATCTGTTTGCTTCTTTTCTGGTTTAAAAACAACTTTCCCTCGTCTAGAGATCTGTATCATCTTTGAGTATTTATTACTCATGATTTTTGTGATTGCTTCTGTACCAGTTTCCGGAAAAGCATCGCTTGGATCCGGATCAATTCCAATTGCGACGCTTCCGGAAGCAAGCGTTCCAATGGCTGGGTCGTAATCGATTTCAACTCGCTTGATTTCCCACTTTTCGAACATTTCGAAATATTTGACGAGTCTACTTGTTGGCCATGAGGCTGCGCTAAGGCCAAAAGAGACAAGCACGTCTCCTGCAGTTTTTCCTGATCCTCCTGAGGAGAGGGGTTCGAGGAAGTCTTGGCCGCTAACAACCAAGGATTTGCCTCCTTCACTTCGAGAGCTCCTTTGAATTCTCCCTCGAATTGCACCTCCGTACATTGCTGAAACAGAGCTGGAAGCTCCTTGACGTCCACGACGAAATGTTCTATGGCTTCGTCTGATCCTGGCACCCTGAGCCTTCTCTTTTTTAATCTCATTACCGATTTGCTTAATTTCAGCACGCAAAACTCTGGCTTCTTTCTTTTTTCCATTCTTTCTTGCCATTTGTTCTTTCTGGATATATTTTCTATACAATGCTTGCAAATAAATTGTTGTTGACAATAATTTGTCTTCTTTCCAACTATCTTCAGCTAACTTAAAATCAGCTTCTTCAAGATTTTCTCCTCTAGCGTACGCTGAGTCGTGTTCTTTACAATAAGAATCTAACTTGTCGATTGGTTCTTTGCTGCCTTCTACACTTGATTGATAACTTCCGTTACTCCAACCAGGTCCGCAGTAATTCCCGTGATATTTAAACTCCGTCTCTACTATTGACGATGTTGCTTGATTAATAAAAACATTGTTTTTATGAGGTTCGCACGTGATTAAAGAATCTGCCTCATAAATATAATCATGCATCTGGATTGCTGTGATTAAATCACAAAATCCCTGTGCGACTTCTGCAACACCCGGAACTAATCCAAACTTATCAACACACCAATCACGGAGCGCCATTAACTTAATCACGCTAGTCATATCTGAGATGACAGCTATACGAATCAAGTTGTCCAACTTTTGCAAGTATTGAGCCAAACTCATTCCTTTCTTCACAATTGCTATATTAAAAGCGAATCTTCCTAAGTCAACGAAAGGGGTGGCTAACAAACCAAGCCAGTTAGTTTCGCATCCAGCGAAAATAAACTTCATTTTTCCTGTTAAAGGGGGTTCACATATATATTCTTCAACTTCCCAACACCAATCTGCAGAACACTCACAATAATATTTCATTTCAAATTCACAGAGTAGTGCAAAAGTGAAATCATCCCCACAGGACACAAAAACCGTAATCTGGAGTAGTTCACTCCACGTGTCAACATCAAAAATATGAATCACACAATACACGTGGCGAACAACATTCCCAACACAGTTAAATAAGAAGGTGACCAAACAACCACTTTTCATTCCTCTAAAAACCATTACAATAACGGCAACATGTTCAGTTATAGGCAACACGCAAAGTGCTTCGATCACAACATGCTTATACCACCAATTACAATATATATTGGCTTCTTCATAATCTTCTGCCGCGTAATTTTCCATTACTAAGGACAATATTCCTTCAAACATGAGTGGTTGAAATCTTGAGTCCCATTTGGTAAAATCAATATTGCTATACACACCTGTCTTAAGGGCTTTCATATAACGAACTAATTCGTTCCAATTACCATAAAATGGGGACCATCCCAATGTAGAATGGGTGATGAAGAAAGGTCTATCATTAAAAGCTTCACAAAGCTGACCAAACACCTTTCTCTCCAATGCATATAAGTGTACTCCACCTGAGTTAAAAGATCTTATCTTATTCAGGAGCAACCTCAACACATCACGCAGTTCTTCTTTTCCCAATTCATCAAAAAATACATCAGGGTCAAAACCTTCTTTTATCTGACGTAAAAATTCTTCAACTGAACCAAAATATTTCTTAATGAAATCAGCTTTAATCATACAAACTTGATTAACAGGCCATCCATTAGATGCCTGACCGTTAACTGTTTCAAAAAGTTGCTCATTGCTGAGAAGATGTAGCTTATGCCCGTTTAAAACTATCTTAAACCATTGGGAGCATAAAGCCAAAGCTTTGTAGTACTTATCCAATTTAACCTTCTGTCTAAGCGATACAGTGTACTTACTAAAATCTTTGGTTATACTTCCTATGGTCGGTATAGCTACACCCCATCCTGATTCAATCGGGTTAGGTAAACCAAATTCTTCAAACTTTTCTAAATACAAATCATTAAATTTGTGTTTACCATATTCTTTCCACCTATATGCAACAGCACCTTCGTAAGAGAATTCTGGACCCAAAAGGTCGTCTGTGAATTCCACGGGGCGATCTACAAATCTAGGTTGCATAGATGGAGGGAGATAACTCAAATTAAAGTTTTCTTTCACTCCTTGATTAAATGCATTCATATATTTAATGGGTGTCTTATTTCTCTCCAAAACTATACGTATTGGAACACCAACATTAGCTAAGCCACTGCTTGCTTTATGAATTGCTATCACTTCTCCCTTTGCATTGAAAATAGGGGCTCCTGAGTGTCCGTCTTGAGTCGGTATGTAATGCCAACACATAGTACCTTGAACAACAACAACGCCAACAGAAAGCCTTCCACCTGGTAAGTAAATAAAACCAAATCCATTATACGGGGTGGTGCAGACTTTGGCGGACCTTCTTGCAATTTTGGTATTTTCAAAAATTGCCCAATCAGCATCGCGAGTCTCGTCAATTAACTTTAACTCTTCCATCTCGCTTTCTTGCCCTCTTGTAGTAACTGTGCCCTTTACGTCAGTTTTCAATGGTATGTCATACACACCATGGGCTACAGTTACAATTTTTCCTTCAACACAAACACCATAAAAATTACTCCCATATTCAGTGTTGTGTAAGGGTATAACACTTGACTCAAGTTTCGTCGTGTCTAAAATTAAACCACCAACAAGCGCTTCATTCTTCATATCACTACTGCTTGCTTCATTGTGCAATCCTTCCTTGTGACCTTTAGTCACTTTATCAATAATGATAGCTGAGAATTTCGCGAGAGGTTTTGGGTTACTTAATATAGTGGTCAACTCTTCATCGGTTAAATCAACACCACATAATTTGGCTCTGTCCTTAAAATGTTGTCTATCAAGAGCTGCTTCATTCTGCACTCCCAATCGCATAAACTTCAAATTATTCTCAGGTCCCAAACCGATAAGAATTGGTTTTTTCATTATAAGGGACTTCTCCTGCAATTTATGAAGTAACTCAACAGCATCCTCTCTCTTCTTGAGATTAAGGCTAGGTGTTTCCCACTTTCCGACACGAATGACAATAGTATCATAACCAAGCAACTTTTCGGGAGAAATCTCTCCTAAAGTGACGACAGGTCTATCTTTATGGAGCATGCGTCCTACAATAGGTTCCATGGACCACAACAATTGTCTTTGATATTCCGCCTGTCTATCCTTCATATCCTGGTACTCTAACCACTTTTGTCTTCCTTGATCAAATGTTCCAGCTCTATCGGTCTTCTTTGAACCTTTAACCGCAATCTGTGGATCATTGTTATTGTCTACGTAGAATCCTTTTTCCACACGAGTAAACTTTTTACCTTTTCCCTCATTATGCAATTCCTTCTTTTTAAAGTAAGTCACAACAAATATCATCATTACACAAAAAGAAGTAGCTCCTATAACAATCCACTTATACTTATCCCAAAACTCCTTTAAATGTTCTTTAAAAACTTCAAACTTATCACCAAAAGTTAAATCTTCTTCATCATCGTCAACGGTGACACCTGGGATAGCAAAATCTTCATCATCTTCCCCTGCCTGGTTATGCATCATAAAATCATAATCATCTTGTTGCATCAACATAACACCAGTAATAACATCGGTTGAGTTGTTAAACAAATCCATAATTTCTTTATACTGTTTGTGGGTAACTTTTACAGTTCCTAAAATATTGAGACTTTGCAATCCCAATCCCACTAATCCTTTAAACAGTAACATAACACCTTTGTAAGCTTTAAAACTTTGATTGTGCATTTTTCCTTTTTCCTGTCTATCAGTGAGCACATTTATAAGGATTCGTAATAAACGATATCCGAATAATGCGCCAACCACAAACATCATGATTCTACACAATTTTTCGGTGTTAATAGTGTCCAAATTTGAAGTTTGTCTAAGCTTAGCACTAATGGTCGACCATGAGCCAACCATGCAACACAATGCCCAAATAGCTTGTATCCAAGCTGCAAATTGCCAATACCAAAGCACGGCAACCACGATCCATGAGCCAAAACTGGCTATAATTGCGTACATAATTCCAACAAAAGTTCCTAACCAAACATCCCTGTCGAGTTTAAAGAATTTTTTGAAGAAATCAGCCCATGAATCTGCCAATTTAGTAAATATATTGAAATAATCTGTATTGGCTGAAGTTTGAGCACCAGTAGCTGCACCATACCAATTAAACTTACCTAGCTTTTTGTAAACCAGGGGGAACTTCTCCTTCATACTTGGAGTCGCAGTCAAACTGTTCATAACACTCTCTTTGGTAGCGCTTCTCATCATGTTTTTTGGAATAAATTCCAACTTCAAATAAATAGCTTCAAAAAACGCCTGGCAGTTCTCATCTTCAGGAAAACCTGCTCTAATATCTTCAAAGAGAGTTTGTGTTTGAATTCCAGACAAATCCTGTGTCGCAATTCGACCACAGGAGCACTTAATCAACTTACTTGTCTTCTTAGAGAATTCAATCCAATAGCCCTTTCCATATATTTTAAAGTGAAAAATTGCCGGGCTATCAAGGCATTCATTACACTTAAGTGGGAGCTCTGGATTTTTCTTATTATATTCTTTTGCCGAAAATCCAAATTTCTTATCATTTTTT